CGGGTATCCTTTATCTGGTCAACAAGTAGAGATGGGTGAAGAGCCTACAGAAGACCTTGTTGTCGGTGGGTCTCCGCCAATAGGTAAATACCCAAAAGAAATTTATGAAGGGCTTAAAATCCCTTCCGGTCCAACGCACTCTGTAAAGAAGTCAGTCAAAGTCTTGACAGTTAAACCTATTATGAGCAATGACCAAATCAAGGCTCGTGAAGGAACCTATTTTACAGATAAAGACGTAAAGCATCTTATCAAAGAAGATTGTGATATCTATGGCGAGGATGAAGAAACTGGCGAAAAGAAACTTCTAGCCAAATTTCGCAAAAATGTATTTACACCCGAGGAAATCCGAACTGGCTGGGAGGGATTCTATGAGACTGCGGCAACAAGCCGCAATCGTGGAGCGGCCGCCGGTCCGATTGATCTGAAAGGTAAATACTGGGGGAAACGCAATCCTACAGATACAAATAAATGGTCAACTCGGTATGTACAAGACGGAAAAGTTAGTAAGATGCGTGTAAATAATCTGGTGATGAGCAGTGTTCTAGGTTTCTTTGAGAAAACACCATTTATGAAACTACCGTGTCGCTTGACAAGCTATACACAACGTTTCTTTCGACAGTATTCACACGGGATTCCATATATTGAAGCGATCGATGACAAGTTCAAGCAACTTGTGCCCGATGCTTACGCAAAACAGCATCGTGCTGCTTCAGAAAAGCCGATGTTCCGTATCAAGAATACAGCCTTTTCATCCGTTACACTGAACCGCAACTTCCGCACAGGCCTTCATCAAGACGCAGGAGATTTTCGCGAAGGATTTGGAAATCTATCAGTTATTGAACGAGGGGAATACAGCGGTGGATATACAGTTTTTCCTCGCTACGGTGTTGGATTTGATCTTAGAACAGGCGATTTTATTGCTATGGATGTTCATGAATGGCATTGTAATACGGAACTCTATGAAACTCCTGACCAAGCGAAACGTAATAAGAAGCTCCCCGACATTTACAAAGATAATGCTGAAACTGGAACACAGGGTTCTAATCGTCCCTACACTCGGATATCTTTTGTCTGTTATCTCCGTGAGAAGTTACGTCAGTGTAAGGAAGGAGATACCCGCAAATACTATAAGCGCATTGATTTTGATCCGGTGAAGGGTCCGAAGGCCAGTAAGTTTTCTGGTAAGACAAGAAAGCATACTAAAGCTTAGATAGAATGGCAGGCGCACCTCAGAATACGAGTTATCAGGGCAGACTACTAGATGCCCTGAAACAAACCACCTCGTATGCTCAGACAACTGCTGGCTCGATATGGAGTTCCGCACCGAGTTTAACATTTAACAGTTATTCTACAGGCGAAGGTGGGTGGTCAACCTATTTTATTTGGGCACTGCTCTTTATTTTTATTGTAGGACTAATCCTTGTAGTGGTGAACTATTTATTTCCGAACTCGAATATTTTTCCGAGCTTAACTACACTTACTCCTCAGTCGGCTGGTTCGTGGGATTCATCCTGGACAACCTGTGCTCCAGCATGTTCAAATGTAAAAAGTTTAAAGTCATTGCCTGCTTATAACTACAGTTTCTGTTTTGATTTTCAGATTAATAAAACAAACCCCACACAATCAAACCAAATGAACTATATTCTCGCATATAAAACACTTGGTTCTAGAGCATTTGATTTTAACACAATTGTAAACAAAATTTCAACAGTTGATCCTGATCCATGTATGATGATAGTCTATAATGTTCAGACTTCTCAAGTTAATGCCTATTTTGTAACAAAAATCGGAACTCAGAATACATTTACGATTCTTTCAGGTGATGTAACTCCTGGACAGGCATATCGTGTAGGGGTAGTGGTCTATCAGAATCTAGTGGAACTGTATCTAAATGGAAACTGGATTCAGTCTGCGCCCATCCAAGGAACACTTCTAGGAACAAATACAGATTATATCTACAGTTCACCGGCTGAATTCAGTTCATTTATTTACCTTCAAAATCTATTTACGACGGGACGTGCTGTAACGTCCGGTGAAATGCGTTCAATGGGGACACCGGCTATTTCAACAACACCTGTCAAAGATACTGCTGCCCTACAGGCCGCTCTCGCATCAGAGACTGCGTCACGTAATGATGCCGAGAGTTCCTATTATACAATGGGAGCACAGGCACAGCTAGCAAAGGATCAGGCGGCTGATCCTGGAAAGACATTTACACTTGTAACTTCCTAATAGATGGTGGTCAACTGGCTGATCGCAGTAGGTGTTTTGATTCTCACATTTGGCATTCTAGCCTTTGTGATTCCGTCACTGAATAAGAAGACATTTGCCTCAACAAATAAGGGGACATGGGATCTTACACAAAAAACAACGATCGACGATGCGACCAATACAACGGTTGATCAGACTAATCAAAGTTCTACATTCCGTATCTTCTACAAAGTTAATACAGTTCCTCGAACGGCCACAACGGTTGATTGTACAGTGCCGCCCACGTCATCTCCGAACTTTGACTGCTCAACAAATACGTATAAGATCTGTACAGTCACATCAACGAGCACATGTTCTCATCCAGAATTTATGCCTCTTCTCAGTTTTGGTAACTCACTTTGGATCGAGCTTTTACAGGCGCCCGACGCTTCTAGACAAGGCCTTGCTAAGACACAACTCTGTGTACAAACGATGAACTTTGTAAATGGTGCACAAACAATCTATCTAGAAACCTTTCCATTACCGAACTTTCCGCTACAGAAATGGGTGATGCTGACGCTTATACGCGAAGGGCCGAAGTTTGATCTTTACTATAATAATCAACTTCAGGCCAGTATAAAAACAACAAATGCTCCGTATTTCACAGCAACCTCGTATACGATTTCGCCTGGTATGATGGGACTTACTGGAACCGCTACACAGATTTTTCAGCAAAACGGCGTGTATACTCCTGATCAAGTAGCGGCTGATTATGCGACAAATACAGATACAACTGGAAAACCGCTTTTACCAGCGTTTACATCATTTACAGGATTTAGTCTCTGTCCTTCCGGCAATTGTTTCACGGCTCCACAGATTCGCCCTGCGAATCCTCTAGTAACATGGAATTCTGAATATAGTTAAAAAACTCTGCTCAAACAGAATGAGTTCAAACGGTTCTGTTCCCGCAACAACAACAGGCGGATCCACTCGCTTGATTGGTAGTTTAGTAATATTAGTTTTGGGTGCCATTGCTCTTTACTATCTTTATGATTACATGTATAGCACATCAGCTCTATCTGTTCAGACAGTAATGGTTGGTGGTCCTGTAAGCTCAACGGCTACGAATGGTATTGATAACTATCCTGCGACAAGCCAGGATGTTAAGTTAAATCAATATATTTTTACTGGCGGTACAATGTCTGTGAGCTTCTGGATGTATGTAACAGGCCAAGGCACAGGTGGTAACACCTCATGTAAGCATATCCTCAGTCTTGGCACTTCAACTGCGGGGTCAGCCAATCCTACTCTCCTCATCGCGCTAGGTGGAGCATCCAATGTTCTGTATGTCCGCGCGAACGACGGCAGCAGTGGCTCACAAAGCTGGCAACTCGGTAACTTCATGACGAATCCTGGTCTAAGCACAGCCCCGTGTAATATCCAGAATATTGAATACGGTCGCTGGGTATGTGTTACAGTTGTCCTTAATAACAACATGAGCGACGTATACCTCGATGGTAAGCTGTCACGCTCATGTGTTCTTCAGGGCCAGTATCAAGTAGCTCAGGGTTCAGCGGGTGCTCCTCTCGCCTTTTCATTCTGCCTGCCCAAGGCATCCGATGATTCAAGTGCGGCAACCCCCTGGTCTTGGAACGGCAGTTTCGCGAACTGTGCCTTCTACAGCTATGCTCTGGCTCCGGATCAGGTCTATCGTATCTATATGGCGGGCCCTTCCGGTGGTGGTGCTAACTTATGGTCACAGATCCAAGCATTCTTTGGAAAGAACATTGTGGCTACAAAAACAGCCTAAATAGAGTATTAAAATCCGGCTAAAACTAAATCCGTCTAAGACTTAGATTTAGATGGCGTCTATCAACGCGGGTATCAACACAAGCAGTGCCAGTTTTCTCTTAGGAAATGGAACGATTCCACAGGTGCTCTTAGCATTAGTTGCTGGTCTTGTTCTCTTCATCACGCTATACAGTTTTGAAAGTCTCGTAGTTGCCTTTAATGGCTATGCGAACTCAAAGGTTCTTCTTGTTCCCAACACAAGCCCTAGCAGTTCATCGATTGTCATTGTACAAGATCCGAAACTGCCTAATCCGAAAATGGTGCTTGCCTCGGATAACGAGCGGACTGGTGTAGAGTTTACCTATAGTTTCTTCCTGTATGTTGATCCCGCAACCATGGCTACAGCTGGAGACACAGTGGATGTTCTCAAGCAAGTATTCTACAAGGGGTATTCGAAGCCGTTTCCCCTTATGGGTCCTGGTGTGTTCGTCCGCAGCACGCAGAACACACTGCGTGTCTTCATGAACTCTTATAAGTCGTGGTATTCCTATGTAGATATTCCGAATATTCCGCTTGCGAAGTGGTTCCATACGGCCCTGGTCTTCCGTGCGAATAATCTGGAAGTCTATGTGAACGGAAATATGGCAGGTCGTATTTCTATGGAGTCAACGGCACCGTATCAAAACTATGAGAATGTTGTAATCTTTGGTGGAAACTCATACGATAGTGGATCAACACGCTATGCTAATCAAGGAACTGGCACTGCTGAGGCATTTAAGGTTGGTCCAGCGATTATTGGACAAATCAGCCGTTTATCCTATTACAGATATGCATTGAGCTTCAGTGAAATCCAGGCGAATGTAAATGAGGGTCCGTCATCACAGATTGATCTACCTTCTGGAGCATCACCTAACTCCTACATGGGGAACACCTTAACGGATACCTGGTATACAGCTGGAAGTGGATCACCATCCGCTACATCTTAAGGAGGGTTTACTCTTGTTCTTTAGAAGAAGAGGGGCACAATGACAGGAGGAGGTCTTATCGCACTTGTCGCTTATGGCTCACAAAATGTAGCCCTCAGCGGTAATCCACAACTTACCTTTTTTTATAAGGTATTCAGACGCTATTCACACTTTGCTCTTGAAAATGTGGAGCAGTTGATGGATGGCCCGGATCAACTCTTTTACGATCAACCTATCAAGGTTCGTTTCAAGATTCCGCGTGTAGGAGATTTGATTAGTGATATGTATTTCGCATTTCAACTACCCGATATCTACAGTAAATTTGTAGATCCAACGATTCGCTCAAATCAATATGAGTTTCGATGGACAAACTATGTAGGTGTAAATCTTATTCAAAGTGCTGCCTTTTTCATCGGTGGTCAGAAAATCCAGGAGTTTGATGGTAGCTATTTGCTCGCAAAGGGGTTACTCGATAATAGAATCGATAAGTTTCAGAAATGGCAGACACTTGTGGGAAATACTCCACCACTCACTGATCCTGCTAAAAGTATTTACGCAGGAGGCACAACACTTACTGGATATCCTACGGTCATAAAAGATTTATCACGTGTTTCACAGCAGAATCGCCCTTCTATCTTTGGTCAGCGAATCTATGTGCCTCTTCCTTTCTGGTTTGCTGATTCTGAAGGAAGTGCTCTTCCACTTGTAGCTTTACAGTATCACGAATGTGAAGTTCAACTTACACTCAGTCCTATACAGAATCTTTATACAGTAACGGATGCCTCTGGATATCGTGTACGACCTGGTATCCAAACACTCTGCCCTACTGTAAATGTTCTTTCAAATATTCCTGATTATGGAACTGTCTATGACGCAAGTGGTGAAATTCGTAGTTTCTTAGTTGATATTGGATATGATACACCTGCGCTGAATACATGGAATCTTGAGCCAACTATTCTTACAACGTATGTGTATCTTGGTGAAGAAGAACGTAATGTGTTTGCCTCAACACCATTATCGCATTTAGTTCATCAAGTTACAGGATATTCCTTTCCAACGATTTATAATCGTCAACTTCTTTCTTTAGAAGTTCATAATCCTATTGAACGATTAGTTGTGGTGAATCGTCGATCTGACTCACTGCCGTTCCGTAACGCATTCGCTAACTTTACGAACTGGTGCAACTATCCTGCGGCGCCCTTTATTCCTCCCCCTGGTGCTACGTTTTACTATACAACCACAAACTCTTCAGGACTTTTACTTCCGTTTGCACAAAAAGATATTCTACAGAGTCTTCGTGTACTCGCAGATGGTAATGAACTTCAAGAGGAAAAGGATATCACTTTTTTCCGAACGATTGTTCCTTACAAATACACTGAAGGTAATCCTGATCAGGATATTCCTGTGTATAACTTCTGTTTACACAGTCTCAATGGACAGCCATCAGGTTCCATTAATGCGAGTCGTATTCGAAACTTTCAGATTGAACTAAATCCGTATACACTCGCACCGAACACAACCTATGTATATGATTTTACAATCTATGTAGAAAATATCAACTTTGTGGAGTTTCAGGGCGGTATGGGTGGTCTCAAGTATGCTCTGTAGGCTCCTTGAGTCGTATTTCTATAAATCCGCTTTTCCGATGGGGATTGATTTTAATAAACTCAGGATAATGTTCTTGTAGGAACTTTACCTCAGCTTCAATCTTTTCTTTTGTCCGTGTTAACTGGAGTCCACCAGGCGTCTTATAATAGGCGGTTTGCGGTGATACAAAATTCAGACGAACAACAACTCCATCCATCTTCCAAAACTGGAGAGTTCTCTCATAGTCTTCTTTGCTTTGTAAATGAATCACAACTTTCTTTCCCGGATTTATTTGCCCCCAGAATGAACCAACGATATGTTTAAGGTTTGTTGTTACAGTGTCTTTCATAAAAAATCCGTTTGCGCTTGGATACACTCCCCAGAGACGCGCACCTGCCTTCGCAGCCTCTGTAAATCCGCGATCAATGATTCGCTTCAGACTTACCACAGGTCGTTCATGCCGCTTTGTCGAGGCATCAAACTCAATAAAGCCCCGAATATCATCATCTGCCTCCACAATCTTTTTCCCTACAGGAAAATATCCATTAATGATGTTCCGAGCATTATGAAGTCCCTTTTCGGCAATAACTATCTTATTATAGTCCTTCGCATTAAGAGTAGCTTTATAGGTGACCGCCTCATCGGCATCCGCAACAAATATATAGATTCGTGACGATTCAATGCCATATTTTTTGAAGACAGCAAGAGTTTTATCACGCAGAATCTCGGCTCGTTTATATGAAGGAATGGCAACGACCCAATCGGACCGCGATGCTTTCCGTGTTTTACCGGCCATCTCTTTTATGAGCGCGCAAAATAGATGGGTTCTGCGGTAAGTCGAACACTTGATCGCGCTATCAATAAGGCAACCTACGATCCTGAACTAGATGCGCAAATCGCAGCTGAAAAGGATAAGGGTCGGGACGCTCGCACAGAACTACAAAAAACGATTACGGAAGTAACAAAAGAAGTAAATAAATTTGTTACGGATGGCACCATTACACCACAAGCAGCCACTCTTATGGAGGTAGAACTAAAGAGAGTAGGAGATTGGGTTCAAGCGAATCAAACTGCGAGCGCATCCGACACGAATGATCAAAAAAGTATCTTTGTAAATGCAATCGTTAAGATTAAATCTGATGACACCGCACCCTTTACATTTTATCTTTGGCTTCAGTTCTGGACTACAATGACTTCATCGCTACTAAACGAGAATAAAATCAGCAGTGATAAGGGCTCTACCATACAAAAAGTTCTTGCTGTAGATGAAGCATGGTATGCTAAGAACTCAAGTGAAAGCATTCAAACCTATCAGGATCGTATGACGACTAATGAGACTTCATTTGCCTCTACAATTTCTGATCCAGCAATTTGGACAGATATACAAGCCAAGAAAGCGACACTCACTAAGTCTAAAACTACAAAAGATCTGAATGAAATGAAAATTAAAGTAGATCAAGCAGCTGCTGATCGTAAGGCAGTTGAAGCATCTACATTTAGTCCAACCCGAGCCGCACAAAAAGCGCTCAGTGGAATGGGTATCGCATTTATTGTTGTGGCGGTGATTACTTTTGGACTCATAGCTGGATCTACAGCTGCGAACGATGCGATTGCTCGCCCAGTATCCATACGAACACTGTATTTTATCTGGAGTTTTATTTTTAGCGTGCCTGTGCTCCTCTACTATATTTTCCGCGCCATATATGCGCAAAAAAGACCTTACTATGCTGCGTATTTATTTCCTCTCTATCCTTACGATCCTACAAAGGAAACACATGATTCTTTTTTTGAGGCATGTGTATGGTATCAAGAGAATGATATAATAAAGAAGGCAACCACAGAATGGTCGGCCGCAGCTGAAGCACTTCTATCTAAACCTGCGTAGCCAAAATCAAGTAAATGGATAAATCTCAGCCTTTTGTAAGTGTAGTTACACCGACTTACAACAGACGAAACTTCATTCCGTATTTGATTCAATGTTACGAACAACAGGTCTATCCACTCGCAAATATGGAATGGATTATTTTAGACGATGGTCAAGATAAGGTAGGTGATCTATTTACAAAGGCCGCTACTACGATACCAAATATTAAGTATATAGCAATGCCTGAAGATGAAAAGCTAACAATCGGTGAAAAGCGGAATAAGCTGAATGATGCGGCACGGGGTGATATTATTATCGCTATGGATGATGATGATTATTATCCACCTGAGCGTATACAGCATGTGGTTCAGAAGTTCAAACAAAACCCAAAGATTGATTTAGCAGGATCATCTGAGATCTATATGTATTATTCTGATGTTAAGGAAATCTATAAGTTTGGTCCTTATATGCCGAATCATGCGACAAACGGCACAATGGGTTGGCGCGCATCCTACGCAAAGACACATCGATATGATGAAACTGTTACACATGCGGAGGAAAAGAGTTTTTTAGAGGAGTATAAGCATCCAATGATTCAACTAGATCCATTCAAGGTGATGTTGGTCATGAGTCATAGTGAAAACACCTTTGATAAGAAGAAAATGCGGGAAACTCCGAGCCCTTTTGTAAAGAAGACTACATTAAAGATAAGTGATTTTATTAAAGACGCAAGCATACGAGCTTTTTTTTCAAATGCGTAGAGCTCTTGGTCTAAAGTTACCTCCTCTTTAAAGAACAAGAGTAAGAGAAAATGCTGAGTGCTGAGAGTTATACGCGACTCTTTAATGCTCCTTTTTTTTCTTCATGTACAAATGAAAGTATTATAGCGGATCAACCAGCGGATATAAAAGTTCCTCTTCGCCAGCATCAACGGGCAATAATTCATGCGATGGATATTCTTGAGAAAAAGTTGATTGCGGGGTATGATATATCAGGTGAACGTCTTTATAGTCGCTTTGCGGTGCTTGGTGATTCAGTTGGTGTTGGTAAGTCACTCATGGTTCTTGGGCATATCGCATCGAATAAGAATGCGGCACCTTTAAAAACGTATAATGCGTTAAACCCATTTTCAAACTCAAATGTGTTTAGTTTAGTTAAGCGTAGTTTTAATGATATATCAAACTCGGCAGCACTTCTTGTGATTCCTCACATTCTGTTCCGTCAGTGGGAGACATATATTACAGAACAAACATCTCTCAAGCCGTTACTTGTTAAGTCAATTAGAACCCTACAAAACCCTACATTTCTCAAAAATGCAGTGAAGGCGGATCTCATTCTAGTTTCAAATACGTTGCTGGGGAAGTTTCTAGCGATAACTGAACATAAACTCTGTTTTTCACGGATCTACATAGACGAAGCGGATAGTATTCATATTCCTAGCACACAGCCATTTCCTGAGGGGAGTTTTATTTGGTTTATTAGCGCATCCTGGCCAAATCTAATGTTTGAATCGGATCGTGTTTGGTTCCCTCATTCAGCTGTAGAGAGGATTACACAGGCGCCTGATTTTCTTACATATGATATCATGTTCCAGGCACAGATGCTTCAGGCGCTTGTTGGAATGCGTGGATATTTTACACGGTATGGGATTCGTAGCACGCACTATTTTAGAGATTTTGTAAAGGTTCGTCATCCGCATCGAACACATTTAGTTATTCGGTGTCACGATAACTTTATTGCGGAAAGTATCTCATTACCGCCAATGAATACACAAACGATTTTGTGTGAACCGACCCTCGCACAGCGGATTGTATCCTTTGCGGTGACTGCGCAGGTTCAGAGTTTACTTAATGCGGGTGATATTCAGAATGCGCTGACGGCACTTGGTGTTCCTGCGGATTCACCAGTTAATCTTATTCAGGCAGTAACAGACAATAGGACCAAGGAACTCAAACGCCTTCGTGAAACCTATGAGTTCAAGGCTACTCAAGAATATGCCACGCCACAGGCAAAAGAAATTGCTCTTGCTAATCTTTCTTCTAAGATTACCTCACTGGAAGAGCAGATTTATAGTATTCGCCAGCGTATTGAAAACTATAAGAAAGAAATATGTGCTATCTGCTATGATGAGCCACAGGAGGCGGTGCTCACACCGTGTTGTTCACGTGTATTTTGCGGAGGGTGTATTCTGACCAGTTTAACACGTATCACTGGATGCCCACTCTGTAGGACTCCATTGGCGCCTGCGGGTCTTGTAAGCTTTTCAGAAAAAGCTCCGAAGAAAAAGAAGACTCCTGAACCTGCTGGGCCACCGAAGAAAATAGATGCCCTCATGAATCTTATTAAGGAACATCCGAATGATAAGTTTCTTGTATTTAGTCGGTATGAGAATCCTTTTCAGATGATGTATGAACGTTTAGCGGCTGATTCTGTTACAGTTCAGACTGTGAAGGGATCCAAGGATATTGTTGCGAATCTTTTAACAAGTTTTGAGGAGGGAAAGACACGTGTTCTTTTACTAAATGCTGCGCATGCGGGTGCGGGTCTGAATATCACGGCAGCAACGTATGTTGTGCTTTGGCACGCAATGACAGCTGAAGAAGAGAAGCAGATATTGGGTCGTGCCTACCGTCTTGGACGGAAGACGCCACTCAATGTTGTAAAGTTAGTACATCCTGATGAAGTTCGCAGTTAGAAGATTATAAAATCCCTACAGTCGCCGTTGTAAATCGTAGATTATTCAACCTCCGTTTTCTGTCCAGCTTGAGACCTTCTCCAAGAAGTAACTCAAGGTCGGCACCCATAGAGGATAGACGAATCGGAACTCCGCGTGAATCCGAAAGTTCACACAGAAGTTTCCAGGCATTAAACATTCCTGATTGCCGTGTCAAAACAGATGTATAGCGAAGAGTATTTGATTCAGGAATCGTGGCACCCTCCGCAATCGGATCATACTGTGTTAAATGGATTCCCAGATTCTTGAGTTTGAGAGAATGTGAAAACGGTAATAAGTTCCAGCACTGGTAGAAAAAAGCCCAATAATCGGCCCGATCTGACTCCGCTAGACTATCAAACAATCCTAGATATTCCTTCCAAAGTAGATCAGGATCTTTCTGTGTCGCATAGAGCCGTTCAGGTAGATTTTCTGCAGCAACAAGTCCAGCTAGATTGCCCTCATTATTCTCTATGTCCAGTTCCATATACGCTTCCCATGGATTCCATAGACACCACCACGCAATTGGAAGAACACCCTCGGGAAACTCACTGAGTTCTGTCTCTTCTTCAAGACCAGCAACGAATCGCTTTAGTGCCCGAAGATCACCTGAAAGTTCTGAGCCCCGTTCCCAGCTCGTAGGGATCTGGCATTTTAGCCAATCTTCTACAATACGCCGCGGTGCTGGACCGACTTCAAAAGTTGTACAGAGTTTTGAAATCTGTAAGAGACTACGATTCTCTAGACTATTGCTAATAAGAATCAAAGGATTGCCAGGGTTTTCAGGTTTCCATGAACGTAAATAACTTGTCAGTTCAGAAAGTCCACCTTTTTCTCCTGAACTGAGTCCATCAATCTCGTCAAGAAGAACACCAATACCACCCTTTTTACCAGTGTTCATCTGCTCTAAAACACCTCCTTGACATAATAGAGGTAAAATCGTTTTCCGAAAGGAGGTTCCTGAGCGGGTATGGCTAGCATTGAACTCTACAACTTTCAGACCTTTTCCATGAAAGAGGCGATATGTTACTGTAGTTTTTCCTACACCAGGAGCTCCGTATAAGAGCACAGCAGCAGTGGGTCGTTTTTCAATCCAGGTTTTGAGTTTAGACTCTAAATCTGGATGGAGACAGATGAGATCAGACATTACCTTTTTCTATGTCTTATTTCTTAGACCACCAAAAGATCAAATTATTACTTCGGTAAAGGCGGATAGGTCGGCTTATTTGATGAGGCACTTACACCATCATAAATACCTTCCCAGGTTATACCATTATAGGGAGGCCCTACAAAAGTGGTCGCATAATCAGAAGCCTTGGCGTCTTTTACAAGGAGAAGGGCATTGGCTGATGTGGGCGTCCCGCTTGTGTAATGTCCGCCACCGCTAATCATTTGCGGATAAACACCCATTGTGTCAACACACCAGAACTTTGTATTTACTCCTGTTCCACTTGATAGTAGGCTCATAAAATCGGGGCAATAGTTAATCTGTGGAGGCCAGGAAGTCATCCCAGCTGTTGTAGGGAGGAGAGTTGCGCTTAGCTCAAGGCCGGTGAACCAGCGCATCCCAAAGTATACGAAACATGCGATAGCAGCGATCGCAAACCCTCCAGCAGCATAGAGTTTCTGTTGTTGCATAAAATAATATGGCACACCAATTCCTACGCCAAAGGCAAAAAGAACATAGACTATTAATCCGTAACTGACTCCAAGAAGGCTACTCATCTACTAACAAACCGGGAGATTTTGATTACTCATATTATCGATTGATTCTTTCTATTTTTAGAAAAAATAGAAAGAAGAGTTTACTAAACAAAGTGTATCTACACAGCAACCGTTTAACGGCCGAACTGCGCAACCGGCGCCGGCACACCCTGGCCCTCACACCCGAGCTCGATGAAGCCCGTAAGGAAGTCTGAAGACGGCATAGTGCCAGCCGTCTGGTAGGTGTTCTGGCCAGCGACGCCGTTCGTTGACTGGCCATCAATTCTGGCGTTCACGAGCTGGACCTTGCGGAACGTGCGGTTCGCGCTGATGATCGTCTTGCCCATGTCCTTGAGCAGACCCGCGCCGGCACCGTTGACTGAGGAAAGGTAGGGATTGCCCTTGCCGTTGTACGTCAGCGTGGCCCAAGCGGCCGTAGTGAGAGTGCCCTGGGCAAAGCTGCCACCGCTGCCCGCGCCGTAGGTAACGGCATAGATCACGTTCTGGAGGGAAGAGAGGGGCATATAAAAGGCGCCATCCGCAGGAGATTGCTTCGACATACGTCCAAGAACAGAGGTCATTGTATTATACAAGCTCGTTAGAAAAAAAAAATTTGGAGCCGGAAAAAAAAGAATCAGGGATAGAACGAAGGATGGCAGCAAACCGACCTGATTTTGAACTTCCGTTATCAAGCTACGGCACAAACGGAGAAAATGGACGCATTTCTCTTTCTGTGCGAACGTCTGCCGGTGGCTCAGCCCCTTCCGAGTTCAAGGGATATCAATATGAAACCACTTCGGAACAGAACTTTGAAACGGATATGATCAGGGGTAACTGGGAAACGACGCCGGTAAGTAAACTCTTTTTTTCTCGCGAGAATATCCAGACCATTCAAAACTCAATCCGTAAGACAGTGTTTGAGAAGAGCCAACCGAAAGGATATGTGATTGATGATCAGTCTGTAGATGAGTTAAAAATGATTATGCGTGCTATGTATTACCAATATGCTCGTAATGCTACGTTTGATGTTGCCGGTCAGGTGACTGAACTTGATCAACGCGTAGTTGATTGGTCAGTTCCTCATATTCTGAGCGCAGTTGACCATTATCACTACTATCTACAGGACATCAGTCATATGCCAGTTCCACTTTCACAATCAGTAAATCTCAGTCGTGCTGGCACCAAGTCACTTCCTCAAAATCCGTATATGTAATTTAGATGGCCGCTCCGACAACCCCAGCGGATTTTATTGCGCGTTGTAAGGCTGTAACTTCCGAGTTTCGCCTTCTTCAAGATTCGTGGGAAGATATGCGAGATGCTACAGCTCCTAACAATATTGTGAAAGAGAACGTCGATGAAGCCTACACAGATATGATGTCCATATGTTCTCCAGCTGTACAGTCAGCAGGTGGAAAAAAACGTGTTCGTAAATCAAGGAAACTTAGAAAGTATTCTCAGCGTCGTTAGGCCTTCGTAACTGTTACGGCAGGAGCCTTCTTAATAAACTTCCTAACACCCGTGTGAACGATTCCCTTACTGGATCCACCTGCGTTCACAACCTTGAGCTTCTGCCAGCCATCATTGAAGGCTGTCAAATCCTCACGCCACATATCAGCTGCGGTTGTAGCAGCGAGTTCATCATACTTCGCCTGTGCCTTCATTACAGCCATCTCTTGCTCCTGAACAGCTGACGCCTTCACGCGATCCATGCGCATCCGCAGCAGATACTCATACGAGTCCACTGCCTCGGGTGCCGTTGGTCCAGAAAGCGGAGGGAGACCATGAGTCTTCATTGCCCCAACAATCTCCTCATCACTCGCCCTTCGTAGCTCAATCGTGCCCGCAAGCACCGCCCGAAGAAATCGCGCCTTCGCATCTGCCTCTGTAACCTCATCCTGGAGTCGCTGCATCTCTCGCTGACGACGTGCCTCATATGCGCCCAGTCTCGGTTCAAAGTATGCCTCCAACAGTTCTCCAATATTTGTATAGCGCACAATCTGTAGATTTGTGTCGAAACATACCATATTGCTCGTCCTCCAACTCGTCGTCAGACGGAAACGCTTCTCAAACTCATCCGTATCTGCCTTCGCATCCTCGTAGTAATCAGCTTCCAGATACAAGATAAACTTCACCTCTACATCATTATACAGGTCATCAAATCCCTTCAGAACATTCTTGCCGTCGGGCGCAGCCTTCTGATCCGCAGCCGTCGCCACCTCATCAAGGAATGTCTTGTAGTCCTTGGTCCACGTGCCAACTGGCAGCTCTGTCACAGTAACTGTCTTCTTCTCATCATCCCAGACATAGAGACCGCGAGTGATCCAGGTTGTGTCATTAAGCTTGGTAACAGAGCCCTTGAAACCGAACCACCACGGCTTCAACTCTACGCCGTCAAGAGTCTCACGCTTCAGATCAAGGCGATCGCGCAGCAACGCAACAATCTCCTCAGGATTATGCGGAGGAATATCAGTGCTAAATCCAGTGCCAATCCCTACACAACCATTAATCGCAAGCAGAGGCACTACAGGTAGATAGTTCTCAGGCTCCACGACTAGACCATCATCCTCGATATGCGTAAGGATGTTATGATCTTCCTTACGAAAGATTACATCAGTAATCGCCTCCAACTGCGTGTGAATATACCTGGCAGATGCTGCGTCCTTACCACCCATCAGGCGAGAACCAAACTGTCCAATCGGCACGAGCAGATTAATGTTATTAGATCCTACAAAGGTCTGAGCCATACCAACAATCGTAGCTGTCAGACTTGCCTCACCGTGGTGGTAGGCAGCATGCTCACTGACGTATCCTGCCAGCTGTGCGACACGGACTTCTGACTTGAGTCCCCGCTTGAAACAACCGAATAGAATCTTGCGCTGCGACGGCTTGAGACCATCCATCAGATGCGGCAGACTACGAATATTATCGGCATTGCTGAAATGGATAAGCTCATCATTGATGAACTTGGTGTAACCAATCTCACCTCCAGTCGCACTTAGAACTCGCTTCGGATCATAGGTGCTGAGCCACTGCTTACGATCATCCGCACGCTTCTTGCTAAAAGCAAGGGAGAAGGAATCCTCTGTGCGCTCGTCCCAGATGAACTTAATATCATGAATATTCTCAAACCACTCACGAGCCTCGGCAGGCGTGCTCGTTCCCAGTCCCTTGTAGTATTTGAGATTCCAACCCTTCGTGCCATCAGGTCCCAAGCTCGCCTTCCAGTCCTCAAAATCAGACTGGTTGTAGAAAGGGCGAACCTCACTGCGCCGCGATGCCTTCAGCAAAGGCGTAGCCAGCGAACAGATGAATCCAAGATGCATAAGTTCCGTCCACTCAGTGTGAAACAGATTCATTAGAAGTCCCTTGATATGAGAACCATCAGCATCCTGATCTGCCATCACCATTACACGACCATAACGAAGCTCCTTAATATTCTTATACTTCTTACCCTGCTCCAAGCCCAGGATCTTCTTGATCGCCGTGAGCTCCTCATTCTTGTTAAACTTATCCAGTGAGATATCCTTGACGTTCAGCATCTTACCTTTGAGAGGAAAGACACCCCACTTCTCACGACCAACGACCTTGAGACCAGTGATTGCGCTGGTAGCTGCTGAATCTCCCTCCGTCAGAATCAGCGTACACTCAGATGACTTATTTGTGCCCGCCCATAGAGCATCTTCCAGCTTCGGCAGACCACGGAGTGTCTTGCGCTTCGCGCCGTCCGTCTTCTTTGCTTCACGTGCTAGCTTCGCATCAAGGATTGCCTGAGCCTCATCCAGAATACCCGACTTGATCAGCCCTTCTGTTAGCTTTCCGCCGAACTGAGGCTGGCTACCGAACTTTGCTCCAGGTGTCGTTAGACACTCCTTTGTCTGTGAATCGAATGATGGATTCACAATCGTGGCATTTACAAAGAGAGTTACCGCCTCCTTGAGCTGCGAAGGCTTGATGTCAAGCTTACGCTTCTTCATAGCCGACTCGCAAATATCACCAAGAACATGACGCTGAACAGTGTCTACGTGCTTACCACCCTTGCGAGTATTTATGCCGTTTGCGAAGCTGATATGACGGTCCTCAGGAGTTCCCTGATCCTCACTGAAGAGAGGGCGAGTCAGAACAGCAGCCACCTCCCAGCGGACGCCGCAACGCTCATACGAGAGTGTCGCGTTATCACGGGTGAAGAGGCGAACAAACTTCTCAAACGTATTTGTCTCAATGTGGACACCGTTGAAGCTGACCTTCACCTCCTTGCCGGCCATAGCTGCGATTTCAAGGACACGTGTCTGAAGAATAATCTTCATATCGGCAATGAGATCAGTTCCATCAGAAGAACAGCCATGGAAACGTTTCAGATCAGGACAGAAGGTGATGCGAACATAACCCTTCGCCTTATCCTTACGAACGGATGCCTTTTCACAGATGCTCATATTTGTGCGCCATGTCTGTGAATAAACGAGAGCATGCTTCGGACTACGAGTAGCGACCGTAAAAGCAGTGCTGAAGATGTTGGCGAGCTTGGCACCATATCCATTCTTACCACCTACAATCTTCTCCTCCTCCTTGTTGTAGTTGCCACTAGTCAAGAGATGACCAAAGATCATCTCAGGAACAAACACCTTCTCAGTTGGGTGCTCCTCAATAGGAATGCCGTCACCGTCATTCTCTACTGAGACAGTATAGACACCATCTACGCAACCACAGACAACATCAAGATGCTTAACGGGTGTCTTGCCAGGCTCCGCGGAACGAACCATCGCATCGCGAGCATTTACGAGAACTTCATCAAAGATCTTGTAAATACCAGGATTGAATCGGACCGTGCGGTGAATCATCTTAGAGGAAGCAGCATCCCATACCCAACGCGTCTCATCTACAGTCTCCGTGCTGCCGATGTAGGTATCAGGGAGCTCGAGGATGTGCTCGCGGTGAGTGTGCTTCTTATACTGTTCAGCCATTATTTATGTACTGGCTAAGGGAGGGGGCTTACCATTCAAATTTAGTAGTTCACAAAAATAAAGAACAACTAAATAGGAAATGGTTGCTCACAAGACAAGAAAAAACCGCAAGCAGCGTGGTGGTATGCCTCTCAGCTACACAAATCCTGGATACCGTGAGCCGTCAGCTTCTGCTGGTCTTGATAAAGCGCAGGTTCATACTGGACTCATCCTCCGTCAGGGACTTCCTGTGACACAGGGTGGTGGTCGCAGACGTAGAACAGTTCGTGGTGGCTTCTATCCTTCCATCATGGGTGGTGTTGTTCAGAATGCGCCTCTCTTTGCTCCTGTTGCGCTTCGTCAGGGAATCAATCTCTTTGCTAAGTATCGCAAGTCGCGTGGTAGCGCGCGTAAAACACGCCGTCGCCGCAGCTCCGGTCGTCGTGCGTAAATTTTGGCCTAAACCAATGGACCCTGGCATCTTTAGTAATACGCGATGAGTTCAATCACCGATCGCCCGAATCAGAACGGCAATCTTTTTGAAATCAAGACAGTTCAGAGCGGCGCGTTCCGAACGCTCATTGAGGCCCTGAAAGAAATCCTTACGGAGGCGAATCTGGAGTTTGATAGTCAGGGAATCAAGGTGATCTCTGTAGACGAGACACATACGGTTCTTGTATATCTGAAGCTGCTATCAGAGCGGTTTGAGACTTATTACTGCCCGTCAAAGTATGTTCTCGGCGTGAACATGATCTATCTCTTCAAGCTCATCAAGACAATGGGTAACAATGACAGTCTCACGCTATATCTGCCAGCCTCTAATCCAAATAAGCTCGGGATCCGGATGGAGAACTCGGACCAGGCGCGCGTGACGAACTATTTCCTGAAGTTGTTCGACACGGATGTAGAGGATATCCAGATCCCGCCGCTCAACTTTACCAGCATTATCCACATGCCGTCCACGGATATTCAGAAGATCTGTCGTGATATGAATGCCCTCGGAGAGAAGCTGGATGTAGAGATCACCTCTTCTGGATCAGATCTCACATTCAAGTGTGTTGGTGATTTTGCTGAGCAGGAAACTGTTATCAGTGAAAATAACAGCACGATGAAGGTACAGAAGATAGCAGGAACAAGTGAGATTGTTCAGGGTATTTTCCAACTGAAGCACCTTGTGCTGTTTACGAAGTGCACAAGTCTGTGCCCATCGATTGAGCTGTATCTGAAGAATGATTACCCTCTCATTCTTCGCTACACGGTGGCAAATCTCGGCGAAGTCAAGCTTGTGCTGGCACCGATGAAGAATAAGCAGTAAGATTAGAATGAGTCGGCGTCCAGGAAGATCACCTTCACCTGTACGATTTGCTCATAACACATATACTGGGGCACGAAATCCACCTGGTCGTATAAATCTAAGTGGATTATCTCGGCATGAGTTGGAATATATTCAAGGGGTACATGACCCCGATGAAGGTAATAGGCTATATACACAGGCATCACGTAATAAAAAACTTGGAGGACCAAATATTAATACTCATCGTAAAATACCTCGTCACAATCCAGGAGATTTTTCTGATCCAAGAAGTGCCTATCAGGCTAGGAACAGAGCTAACTCTATTCGCAGGGAGATTGAAGGGCAAGGAATGTGCGAATGGATCTGCGATGCAGTCGCTGGATGTTTTCAGCGTTGCTTTGGAAGGGGTGGAAAAACACGTCGTCGTAAACATAAAAATAAAAGACAAACATTTAAAAGATAATCTTTTACATCTTCTTTTCAACATGCGGCATATAACGCACTTCACTCGGAACAATGCGTGAATCTAGAATTGTTAAACCACCAGATTTATTAAACTTCGTAGCATCCTTGTTCCAAAGTTTAATGACGTGAAAACCTTTCTTAGGGCTTATGGTAATACCCTGTATAGTATCTTCCTTAGATGTTGTAAGGCCCATCATACATCCAATCGTATAGCGATGAAATATATCAATCGAATCATTTGCTCCAATACACATGCTGTAGCTACCGCCCTTGATATTTTGAAAGTTCTCCCAAAGAGGCGGCACTATGCCACGCATCCAAAAGAACATTCCACGACCCCATTTTACATCTTCGAGTGTATTTACTAGGCTCCAATATTCTGCCCATGTATTCACTGTGCCCATGTTCTTAAATGTATCAATTGACCATTTCTTTTCTCCAGGCGAATGGAAATATAATGTCCAGGAGCCTGTCGGTAAGATACCGCTTAATGTAATTTCCATAGTATTCCTTTGTTAGATTACTTTAACCTCTTTCTTACTCAATTTTAGAGTTCCTCCATATCCATCTGATCTTCCTGTAGCATGAGTTCGCCGGGCTGAGGAATGATTGGAGACCCATTGCCCTCATCAAGCACTCCATCAAGCTCTTCGTCGGGGAACAAAGGAACCATTGACGGCGGAGCCTGAACCTCTGTAGTAGGATTCTGTAGAAGTGTGCGTGTCATCCGTGTCTGGATACGTGTAATCTCAGCCCACTTCTCAAACTCCTCATTGTCTGAATCATTCTCAGCAGTTGCCCAAAGATTGATTGAGGTTTCCTCATCACTTAGATCGGTAAAACGAATCGTAAACTCGGTTGTGCGATCAAGATAGATACCATTGAGAAGAGACCATACACCCATCCAAAGAATCAGCTCAGGAGCAGAGGTTGAGTTCTCGCAGACACGCCATCTAAGTGATGTGAAAAAATCAGAAAGGTCATGAAGACAGATATCACCATGATACAGCTGAACTGACTGGAAAAAGTTCATACGAAAGAGTTGATCCTCAGAGCCAGCCTCATATAAAGTCATCTGATCTCTATCAAAATAGTAATGGATCTTTGCTGAACCAGGAACAGACTTACTATAGTCGCTGAGCTTAACAGGCACAGTCGAATGTTCAAAAAATACATACGCGTCGGTTGAAAGACTCTTTACAGCGTAGGAAATTGTCTTTGTAACCTGACGTGTGGTAAGGTTAAATAGGGTTGACGCCATCGTAGCCAGGCGGATAAGAGTGAGATACCACGTAGGGTTGGAAAACAGATCGGCCATTCTAGAATAGCTTTTTGACCTGATTTTAAGCCGCCTTACATCCAGGCAGCGATGTCACAGGAGGACTCACTACTGTAGTAACCGAGCTAGGAATCGTCGGATACACAGCATTATCATCCTTATTTAGGTAGGGTATACCAGTATAAAGATCAGCGGGCTTATGATATTCCATATTTACATTAAATGTTGGCCAGTGCCAATCAAACTTCGGGAAGTGCC